CTGTCGTGCGATCATTGGGCCTTCCGTGACCGGACGTTTGTTGAGCTCATCATCGTGCAGCCGCCGGTCGTGCGGCGCTGGGTGACCGACAAGGCGCGCCTGCGTGAGTTCGAGCATGAGCTGCGCATGGCCCTTGCCGCTGCCGAGCGCGACACCGCGCCCCACGCGGGCGAGCACTGCAAGTGGTGCCCGGCGAAGATCATCTGCCCGGCGATGAACGGCGCGCGCGACCGTCTGATCAAGGCGGAGCTCGACGCGCTGCCAATACAAGCGATTGCTGCTATCCTGCAAGACGCTGAGCGGGTCGAGGCGGTCATCGACGCCGCGCGTAAGGCGGCGCTTGCGGTGCTTGAGAAAGGCGGCCAGGTGCCAGGGTATAAACTTGTACCAAAGCGCGCTCAGCGCTCATGGGCTAAAGAACAAGAGGCCAAGGAGGCAATTGTCGCCCTTGGCGTCGCGGAGTCTGAACTGATGGACCTGAAGAGTCCCGCGCAGGTTGAGAAGGTGCTGAAGACGCACAAGCTCAAACTGCCCGAGGGTCTGACGGTTTCTGTCAGTTCTGGCGACACCATCGCACCGGAGAGCGATCCTCGGCCAGCGAAGGTGCTAATCGGGCAGCAGTTGACTGCGGCCCTTTCTAAACTTGTCTAAGGAAAAGTCATGTCCAATCTCGTAAAGTTCGCTCAAGCAGGTCTTCCCGCTGTTCAAACGCTCGCCACCAGCCTTCGCACGCTGGAAACCGTAGCGCCCATGTCGTCTGCCATCATCAAGATGGACAAGACCGGCCATTGGGTCTATGGCGCAGATCAGACCGAGGCTGAAGACGACGCCCGCTGGGCCGTCAATCCCTTCTCGTTTGTCCACGGCTTTATCGCGTGGGGCGACGGTGAGGTGCTGGCCGAAAAGATGTCGTCGGTGACCCAACCGTTGCCAGAGCTTGACGCCGCGCCCCCAAGCGCGAAGAAGGGCTGGGAGCAGCAGGTAGGGCTCATGCTGAAGTGCCTGACTGGCGAAGACGCGGGCCTTGAGTGCCGCTACACCACCACGTCAGTGGGCGGCAAGCGCGCCGTGCAGCAGTTGGCAGTAGCCATCGCGGCGCAGGTGGAGAAGGATGCTGACAAGCCGGTACCGATTGTGATCTTGAAGAAAGATCATTACCAGCATCGCAGCTATGGTCGCATCTACACGCCCGTCTTCGAGATTATTGAATGGGTGTCGATGGATGGTGAAGAAGCGGCGGATACCCCTGCCGCTGAGAACGCTGAAGGCCCACGCCGTCGCCGGCGCGCGGCCTGATAGTGACGCCCAGCCGGCGGTGGCGTGAAACACCGGCAGCTTGTCACGCCCTCGTGCAGTGTCTCCTCGGGCGGGGGCAAGCTGACAGCCCGGAAAGACGGGCGTCCACTACACTAAGGTAAGGTATGAGCATTCTTTGGCTTGACAGCGAAACGCGCAGCCGCTGCGATCTTAGGGCGCGAGGGCCATATAACTATGCAAGAGACGCATCAACGGAAATATTGTGTCTGGCGTATGCGTTTGACGATGAAGAAGTAGATATATGGATGCCAGGCCAGCCGTTTCCGCAGCGCGTCAGCGATCACTTTGCGAACGGGGGCCAAATACGAGTCCATAACGCCGCCTTTGACCGACTGATTCTCTGGTATGTCCTCTGCCCCGACCTTGACCTGCCAGAGCCTGCGCTGGAACAGTTCTACTGCACCGCCGCGCAAGCGCGGTCGAACTGTGCGCCTGGTAGCCTTGAGGACGTCGGGCGGTTCGCGGGCGCCAGCATGAAGAAGGACCACAAGGGCGCAGCATTGGTCAGAAAGTGCTGCCTGCCACCGTTTAAGCACACGCCCCAAGACCTAGCCGACCTCTTCGAGTATTGCAAGCAGGACGTGCGCGCCATGCGCGCGATCAGTAAGAGCTTGCGTGAGCTGTCGCCCGAGGAGCTTGCCGACTATCACGTCAACGAGCGCATCAACGACCGAGGCGTGAAGGTCGATGTTGACCTGTGCCTTGCCGCTATGCGTTACAGCGAGGCTGAGCGGGTCGAGATCGAGGCGCGCGTAGTGGAACTGACCGAAGGCGCGGTGACGTCCGTGCGGTCGCCTAAGATGCGCGCCTGGGTGCTGGAGCGGCTGGGTCCGGAGGCCCGGAAGCTCGCCCGATCAAAAGACAAAGATTCGATAGACAAGACCGTGCGAGCAAACCTGCTTGCGATGGAGAATCCTGATGAGGTACCGCCCGCTGTTGCCGAGGTCATCCAATGCGCAGACGACCTCTGGGCGTCGAGCACTGCGAAGTTTGGCCGCCTCGCGGCGCTGGCTGATGATGAAGATCAGCGCGTACGAGGCGCATTTGTTTTTGCTGGAGGCGCAGCGACAGGCCGCGCTGCGAGCTATGGCGCTCAGGTACACAACTTCCCTCGGAAGTCCGCCAAAGAGCCCACTGAACTTCGACACGCCCTCGTTCGAGGCCACGCTATCGTGCCTCGGTTCGGAAAACGGGTCACTGACGCGCTGAAGTCGATGCTGCGCCCGGCGCTGGTGGCCGATCATTCATTCGTTGTTGCTGACTGGTCTGCTATCGAGGGCCGGGTCAACCCGTGGCTGTCTGCATCACCTCAAGGCGAGGCAAAGCTCGACATCTTCCGTCAGCGCCTTGACCCCTATAAGGTCAACGCCGCTGCGACCTATGGCGTCCAATATTCGGACGTCACCGACGAGCAGCGCCAAGTCGGCAAGGTGCAAGAGTTGGCTTGCTTTGCCGCTGAAACTAAGGTTTTGACTAATAACGGCGTTAAGGCTATAGTGGACGTTCAATTAACTGATCTTCTATGGGATGGCCAATCATGGGTGACGCATCAGGGAATAATAGCCAAGGGAGTTCGACCGACTATCAACGTGTGCGGAATCGAAGTAACGCCGGATCATCTGATCAGCATAGGAAACTCATGGAAGCCGGCATCGCAACTCGTTTCAAGCAAACAATTCCTGACCCAAGCGTTGGAAGTAGGTTCGGCCAACTTACCGTTCTGGGAACTGAATTCCACCATCAGGGCGCGTGCCGGATGCGAATGGTTCGGGTTCAGTGTGACTGCGGCGCTGCGCCGCATCTGGTCTACTTTTACAATCTTCTCAAAGGCGCATCTACGCGATGTAACGTCTGTGCTAAAAAATCCGCCGGATATTGGCGCAAGGATTTTTACAAGTACGCCGATGCTTGCCCTGACGACGCGCACCGACGTCGTTTGCTCAACCGGCTATCTGCCTGCAAAAACAGATGCCACAACCCAAACGATAAAAACTACCCAAACTACGGCGGAAGAGGAATTTCTTTGCACGCGCCTTGGCGCACGGACAAGGCTGCATTTCTTCGATACGTTCTTACGCTTGATGGATGGGATCAGCCGCATTTGGAACTGGACAGAATCGACGTTAATAAAGGCTACGAGCCGGGCAATCTTCGGTTTGTCACCAAACAAGCAAACCGAGCTAATCAACGAAAAGTCCAAGCTATGCAGCAGTACATCCTCGAACTTGAAACCCGTGTACGACATCTTGAACAGCGGCTCGCGGAATCGCTTCACGGTGCTAAGTGATAGCGGGCCTTTGATTGTGCACAATTGCGGATTTGGTGGCAGCATTGGCGCGTTCAGCGCAATGGGCCGCGTGTACGGAGTTCGGTTTAGCGAACAGAAAGCAAAACAAACGGTCGACGCCTGGCGCCGTGCGAACCCGTGGGCCGTGATGTTCTGGCAAGACCTCGAGCGCGCCTACATGTCCGCCATGCGTCATCCGGGCCATGAGTTCACTGCGGGCCGTATAACGTATGTCTACGACAAACAGCATCTTTGGTACATGCTGCCCTCGGGGCGCGTGCTCTGCTACCCGTTTGCCAAGTTCGAGGGCGAGCATCTGACCTACGCTAAGGCGTCATGGAAGCCTGCGGCTGATGCGACCGAATGGCCGCGTGCGCGCTTGTGGGGCGGGCTCGCCTGCGAGAATGTAACGCAAGCAAGTGCTCACGACATCCTACGCGCCGCACTACGGCAGTGCGACGGCGTGGTGGCGCATGTGCACGATGAGATTGTGATCGAGACGGCTGAACCTGAGAAGGCGCGCGCCGAGCTTGAGCGTATCATGGTGACCCCACCCGATTGGGCGGTGGGGTTGCCGCTCGCTGTAGAGGTCAAGGTAACGACCCGCTACAGTAAATAAAAACGCCCGCTGGCAGGCGGGCGCAGGAGAAGCTATGAATTTCGAGCAGTTTATCATCAATCTGGCGCCCGAGGGCGAGACAGCGCTATTTGTGCGCCAGAAGCCACGCCGGGACGCGAACGGCGAATTGCAGTACCACGCCGACGGCGCGCTGAAGGCGTCATGGCCGGCCATGCTGCCGGACCTGTCGCGGGTTCGTGAGGGCGCGTGGTACGGCAACACTGGGTCATTTGTCATTGATCGGTTCGAGCAGGGTCGCCCGTCTGCAAGCGCGGCTAATGTCGACTATGTGCTGGTCATGGTGCTGGATGACGTGGGCGAGCCCAGCAAGGCACCGAAAACGTCGCCCGTGCCGCCGACCTGGATCATGGAGACGAGCGCGGGCAGCTTCCAATGGGGTTATGCCTTTGACCCCGAGGACCAACCGACCAAAGCGGCTTACAGCGCCGCTATCCGCGCGATCGCGGAAGCAGGCTACAGTGACCCTGGCGCGATTAATCCGGTTCGCAATTTTCGGCTGCCGGGTAGCGTCAACCTGAAGCCGGACAAGGGCGGCTTTCAAGCGCGTCTCGTCGAATTCCACCCCGAGCGGGTCTATCGGCTGCCGGATCTTTGCGCCGCGCTGGGCGTCGACCCGGGGCCGGACGACAGCGCGGGCGTGCGGCCCGTGCGCCTGTCGGACGATGGGGCCGATGACGTGCTGGCGTGGTTGTCGGCGCAGGGGCTTGTGCTCTCGCGCCCGAACCCCGAGGGCTGGGCCGGGGTCGTTTGCCCTAACCATGCCGACCATAGCGACGGGAACCCCGAGGGCCGTTATCTGGGCTTGACGCGCGCGTATTGCTGTTATCACGGCCATTGTGGCGACTGGGACAGCGCGCGCTTTCTCGCGTGGGTCGCAGAGCAGGGCGGGCCAAAGCACACACCGGGCTTGCGCGACGAGCTGCTGACGCAGCGCATGGCCGAGGTCATGGCGAAGTTGACACCGACCGAGGAATACCCCGACGCTGCGGCGGCAGTGGTGGCCGAGGTTGAGCGCCGTGAGGTCGGTCGAGCCGAGCGGGCGGAATGGTTTGAACGGTTCGCGTACCTGCACGCGGATGACGGTTATTTCGACCTGATCGACCGGCGGCAGTATTCGCGCGGTAATTTCAACGCGATCTATCGCCATGTCACGTGCTGGTCGGTTCACGCGGGTTCAAACGGCAAGAAACGCCGTGTCGAGGCGTCGATCAGTTATGACGAGAACCGGCAGGCGATGGGGGCTAAGGTGTTGCAAGGGGTCACCTACGCGCCTGGCGAGTCGGTGCTGGTGTCGCGCGCTGGGGACGTGTATGCGAACCTCTGGCGTAACGCGCGGCCGACGTCGGGCGGAGGCGACCCGACCCGCTGGCTGGATCTGGTAGAGCGCCTGTTACCGGATGCGAACGAGCGCGAACATTTGCTGGATTGGATGGCCTACAAGGTCCAGCATCCCGAGCAGAAGATCAACCATGGGATTCTGCTGGGCGGATCTCATGGCATTGGAAAGGATACGATTTTCGAGCCGTTCCTGTACGCGGTCGGCGGGCTATCGAAGGAAAATATCGCGCTGGTTAAGAATGAAGAATTGAATAGCCAATGGGGCTACTCGCTGATGTCCGAGGTGCTGGTCATCAATGAATTGCGCCAAGCGGAAGCGCACGATCGGCGCGCGCTTGAAAACCGATTGAAACCGTTGCTGGCGGCGCCGCCTGAATTGATTCCGGTCAATCGGAAGGGATTGCACCCGTTCGATGCGCTCAATCGCCTGTCCGTGGTCGCATTCTCAAATGAGCGCATGGCGATAACGCTACCGTCGGATGATCGGCGATGGTACGTGCTTTGGTCGGACGCGCGGCCATTGACGATCAGAGAGGGCGACGAAATCTGGGATTGGTTTAAGACCGGCGGCGGGCGCGAGGCAGTTGCGGGCTATCTGCGCGCGCGCGACGTGTCATCGTTTGCGCCTGGTGGCGCGCCCCCGATGACCGAGGCAAAGGCGATCATGCTCGCAGCGGGCCTGTCAGCGGTCGAATCGGCATTGGTCGAAATGATGCGCCAGCGTCGCGGCGAATTCGCACTAGGCGCCGCTCAGGGGCCATGGCAGGCATTGGTTGACCGATTGCAGTCATCGATGCCTGTCGGCACCAAATGCAGCGTCTACGCGCTGTTTCACGCGCTCCGCGAGGCAGGCTGGATCGATCTTGGGCGGGTCAAAACGGCGGACAACGGGAACAAAGTGCACGTCTACGCGGCGCCCGACGTGTTGGATAAGGTCCGAGGCAATAAATCCGAGATCCGGCGCATGTTAGATGCGAGCGGTGGCAGCGGGACTATGTTGCGAGCCGTCAAATAAAAAAGGGCGCCTACGGGCGCCCTGGTTGTTTTTGGGAAGGGTTAGAGTCGCAAGGCGACCGCCAACACGGCGACTAGTAGACCGACTAGGATCGCGGCGATCATTCGATTTCGCGCGCTAGTTCAAAGTAGAGCATTGACCCGTCAGGCGCGCGGACCTTGACGGGATCAAGGGCCATGTCGAGCGCGTCCGCGATCGACTCATCAATATACCCATCAGGGTAGCCAGCGCCGATAAATTTGGCGTGCGGAGGGATGTCTGCAAAGCGAATAGTTTTCATGATGACAATCCAAAAAAGAGTGCAAGCCCAAGCGCGATACCGGCGCCGATAAATATGGTCCATTCGATGAGATTTGATGGCATGTCAAAACCCCCCGCGATCTGCGTCGTGTAGTGTCATGGTCAGGCCTCGACCATCATGTTATTGGCGATTTCCCACCATTCGACATCTGACAAAAAAGCGAGCGCGTAGTCGCGCGCAAGGCCTTCGCTTGACGTCGCGCCAATCAATTCCTCTGCGTACTCTTCCAAAGCGTGCCGCAATTCAGTCACGGTAAACCGATCGCCCGCAATATCATGCGGCGATAGACCATCGAAAATCTCAAGATTAACGCGCCACGTCGCGTAGTTTGCCCATCCGTTATATCGATTCATGGTGTATCTCCGAAAAAGGCGCGCCCGTAGGCGCGCGGGTTAGTTAGACTGCGAACGCGGGTTTGCCCGTGTACTTCAATTCGTCACCGTCCATGCGCATGGGCATGAGCAGACCGAGCGCGCCTGGTAGGTTGGTGACAACGGCGCATGCGCTGCCGTTGTGGTTGATGTAGGGACCATATTTGCCACCTAACAGCTTGCAGACGTCACCGAATCCGCTCACATAATCGGCATTGAACTGCGCGATCTCGCCGGACGTCGACGCCGGGACAATCCGGCGCCAGTTAGGGTATTGGCCGTCAATCGGCGCCGTGACCGTAGACGTGGCGCCCGTGACGGTGATACTGGTTTTGCCCTTGATTGTCACGCCGACGCGCTCAGGGTCCGGCGTATCCGGCGCCGTCACAATGTCAATCTGAATAGGTAGCGTGACGCGCCCGGCTTTGGCCGGTTTGACGGCTTCGAGCGCTTCGCGCGGGATAATGTATTCGCCAGGCGCAAGCCCCTCGACGCTATTTGCGCCGCCGATAATGGGATAGGCGAGTAAACGGTGACCGTCGGTTGCGACTAGCACGACGTCACCATTAGCGCGCGCGTCAACGCACACGCCTTTCAGGTAATAACGCACGTCGTGTTTCGCTGCGCAGATTAGAAGGGCTTTGATGATGCTGTGGTCGATGGTGATTTTCATTGCAGTGTGCTCCAGGGGTTGAGAGCGCGCCTCGACATGAGGCGCGCGGGTTAGTTAAACAATCCAATCGGGCGAACGGGTGAGCCCGTGCGCAGCGGCGATTGCGGCGATCTCGCGCTGCTGCGCCGCGCGCATGGCGGAACGATGAAGCGCGGACAGCACGCGCGCGGCATAGTCGGCACCGAGCGCGGGTAGGCGCGCGAGCGTGGTGGTGACGGTAGCGGTTTGGTGTTTGGTCATGGTGTCGGCTCCTAATTAGATTTGATCGTAGCGGCCAGCGTCGTACTCGCGCAGCACGCCAGCACCAAGCGCTGCGACCGTGTAGCACTCGCACGCAAGAAGCTTGACGGCGCCGTCAATACCGCGTGAGGCGTCGCGGAACGTGACGCGCACGTCGGCGATCGGATCGTCAGGTAGAGCGGGCGCGTCGATCGCGAGAATCTGCGCGCCGTTGTACTGGCGCCCGGTGCTGTATTGGTGTTGCATGTCGTTTATTCCTGGTTTGTGTTGATCGGTACTGCCCGCGCATTATGCAACACAAAATGAGGCAAATTAGGGGCGCGCGGCATGGTTTGTTACAACTTTTACATTTTGTAACAACTTATGTTGTGTTTGCATGACCCATCGCGCGATGGGTTGCGCTGGGTCTATTAGGGGTCATGGCGTCCGCGCCGATTTTCATAGGGAAATGGGTCAAATGGGTCATGGGTTTATAACTTTTAACCAAAAAATGATTTTGTTTTATAGGTGAAACGGTAACGGCTAGACCGCTGGGAGCGCGCCCGCAAACGCTGGCGCTAAAAAAAATGTCATGACCCATTGACCCATTTGACCCATCGGCGCCCTTTTTGGCGTGGTTTGCGACTCGAAGGGTCATGACCCATATGACCCATTACCGATCCGACCTTAAAGGGTCATGACCCATTTGACCCATCAAAAACAATAACCGATACCCAACACCCATGACCCATTTGACCCATTGACCGCATCAATTGACCTTGCCGACCGTGACCCATATGACCCATAGCCCATCGCCCAGGGTAGCGTAACGTTATAACGTAACGGAATCGGAGCCGCGTGGTGAGAGCCCCCGGTGAGGGCCGGCGACCGGGCCAGTCAAAAACGGAGGGGTCGAAAAAATTGCAAGGCTTTCAGCCAACTGCCACACAGTTTGTTACTTACACAAATTTTTTTGCAAAGTGCTATAATTACTTGCAACACTATTTGCAGCACACCATCTGGCCATGACCTTCCAATCCTTGCCGCTTACCGCGCGCAAACTAGAGGCGACCGAGGCGCGCTTGCAGCGCATCTACGAGGCTGCCAAGTTGGGTCTAAAAGGTGACTCGCTGGCGTTAAAGGCTGGCATGTTGCCGACCGAGTATCGGCGTCTGTGCGAAATGGACCCGATTGCTGAGATGGCAGAACAAAAAGGGCGCGCTGACGCAGAAGGGGCGCTTGCGGCTGTGATGATGGACGCGGCTATGTCAGGCGACACCAAAGCGGCGTTAGAGATTCTTCGTCACAGACACGATTGGGTGGCTAAGCAGCAAGTGCAAATCGACGTTGCACAACAAATCAGCGTCATCAGCGCGCTAGAACAGGCAGAGCAGCGCGTCATCGACGTGCAGGCGACCGAGAAACTGGAGCCATCACTTGCAGCAACCAATTTACAGCGCATCTGACGAACAGACTTTGATGGTGCGGCTCTGGCAGCCGCGCATCAAAGACGACCCAGAAGCGTTTGTGTTGTTCGCGTTTCCGTGGGGCCAGAAGGGCACGCCACTAGAACACTATGCAGGCCCGCGCAAATGGCAGCGCAAGATTCTGCGGCAGATCGCCCAGCACATCAAAGACAACGGCGGGCGCGTCGACTACAACGTCTTTCGGCTGGCGGTGGCCTCTGGTCGTGGGATTGGTAAGTCGGCGCTAGTGTCTTGGCTAATACTGTGGATGCTGTCCACGCGAATTGGCAGCACTAC